AAAAGCTTATTAAGGATGCAGTACAGGTAGGACTTCCCAAGACCTTTGGTACAGACTACTTTGCTAATCCCAGGGGTCGATTGATTGCATTCAAAGAAAATAATGGGCAGTTAAGCACTGGTTGGAAGACCGTGGACGACAAACTCTATGGCGGATTCAATAAAGGTGAACTCAACTTATTTGCTGGCGTATCGGGATCAGGTAAAAGTGTGTTCTTGCAGAACCTTGGATTGAATTGGGCAATAACAGGACTTAATACTGTTTATTTTAGTTTAGAGCTTGGCGAAGGTCTGTGCGCCATGCGTATGGATGCCATGCTGTCAGATACTTCAACTAGAGAAGTGTTTAAAAAACTCGCGGATGTGGATCTCAAAGTTCGCATGGCAGGAAAGAAGGCCGGTATTCTACAAATTGTTCAACTGCCCAACGGCATCACAGCCAATGACATTCTAGCGTGGATACGTGAATTTCAAACACAGAAAAAAATCAAAGTTGATGCTATCCTTGTTGACTATTTGGATTTGATGATGCCAGCAACTCAAAAGATCAGTGTCAGCGATATGTTTGTCAAAGACAAACTGGTAGCAGAAGAATTGCGTAATTTAGCGGTTAACGAACAGTTATTGTTGGCAACAGCATCGCAGTTAAATCGCAGTGCTGTGGAAAGTGTGGAGTTTGACCATTCCATGATTGCTGGCGGCTTATCCAAAATTCAAACAGCGGACAATGTGTTTGGTATTTACAGTACGCCGGCTATGCGAGAACGAGGCATGGTTCAGATACAGTTTATGAAAACTCGTAGTTCTGGTGCTGTGGGACAAAAGATCGACATGAGTTTTAACCCTGATACTTTGCGTATTTCTGATATAGACGATGATGCCAATGTCAGCGTCACTAAGGCTTCGGATGTTTACGAACGAATTAAACCGCGATCAAACGTAGGGACAACTGTAAACACTGGAACAACATCAGAATCTGCTAAATGGGAAAAACCCATCGAAACTCATGTTTGGGATAAGCCATTTGACAATTCAACAACTGAACAAAAATCTTCATCTACGCCAGTTGTAACTAGCAATCAGAGAGCTGCTTTGTCCAAAATTGTAACCAGAGAACTCTAATTTACCTTGGTTTAAAGTTTAGGTCTGGGTTTACATTAGCTGCAATGTCTTCTTCCTCTTCTCCCTCTTCTCCATCGGCTGATATATTGAAATCACGAATATCGCTACGCAACCTTTGAATCAAAGTAGTATCGCTGGCAATAATATCAGCCATACTGGCAAAAGCAACAGTCAATAGCCTAGATTCGTTATATGTAATTGGCTGTTCGGACGCTAATTTATTTAAAACCATCATAAAACGACCTTGTAGCTTATCGCTAACTAGCGGTCGTAATGCCACTTTTAAACGCATAAGTTCCGTAGTATCGATTTGATGTCTATAATCACTAATATCATTCTCATCGGAAGAAAGTTCGCTGATTTGTGCTAAACGCTCAGCTAGCGCACGAATTTCTTTTGCACCTGTTGAAAGTTGCATGAATTAAGTCTCCTATAAGTTTATTTATACTAAATAACATATAATTATGCGAAAACAAACCCGTAGTATTTTAGACGAAATTACCGGCTTAGTACCCAAGCAAGATAAGCATTTTCTTGTGGAAAGTCTAGGAACGCAGGCTATTGCGCGAATTACCAATTTAGTAGAAGTAATTCAGCAAAATTACCCGCAGCACCAAGCCGATGAATTAATTCGTAGATTACAGTTGGCCATTAAAAATGGTGATCCAGCTAAGTTTACACGCGGGGTACGTTCTATTAAGGAAAATGAATAGTGAAAATAGCTGATTTAAAGCACACACCTTTAGAAGAAGGCTTTTTTGATAACCTAGTAGGTAGAATCACGAACGTGGCTGGGGGCGATGGCTTTACTGGACTTATCAGAGCTCTTATGGGCGAAGGCGCAGCACTAAAGAAATTAGCCGATGCCATCGAAGTTGCTATGGATGGTAAAATACGCAGCCATTTTGGATCAGGCTTTGCCGATGTAAAAAGCGGTAAAACAGCGTTACCATTGACTGAAATAATCAAGTTGGGTTTGAACACAGCCGAAGAAATATCTAAAAAAGAAACCAGTGGCGAGACATCAGATGGATCCAAGTACACCGTGAAAACTGAGGTGGAACCTGTTAATCAAGCTCAAATTATTGAATTTATCAAGAACAACAAGGCCGCGGTAATAAAAGTAGCTGGCACTAATGTAAATGAGATTATAGTTGCAATGCTTGCGGTTGCGTCCGGGACCGCTGCCACAGCTATTCCGAGTTTAAAATACGGAACGGCTATAGAAAATATTTCTATAACATTGGCTGCTGCCACCATCCTTGCCACTGGAGTAGATATCGAGGTAGGAGCTTTTAACATAGGAGACCCTGCGATCAGGCCGCTGAAGGCTGCTTTCGATGAAGCTAGTCAAAAGGTAATTGATATCTTGCTTGACCCATCAAATGGCCTAAAACAAAATAAAGATTTCGTTGAGAACATCGAAAATCTAATCTTTGTTAATTATCTCAATGAGAGAATAAAGAAAAAATATGCTCTAATGACTTCAGCTCAACTAGCAGGGTTGGCGGGAAGTACTCCAGATATCATCACAGACGGCGAATACAGACGATTTTTATCACAGCACAATCCAAGTATAGTTAAAGCAGAATTGGACAAAGTTATTACTGATATTAAAGTAGAAGTACAAAAGCAGTTTAAAGCATGGTTAGAAATAGCAGCTCAAGAATCAGCCAGTGGTCACAAGCCGACCCAATCAATGGAGTTATTTAAAGCATGGGGCAGAATTGTTCAACAACAGCTGAATAATGCCAAGTATGCGGAGCCGCCGGCTGCGGGGGCAACAACCACGACGGTCCCACCGTCCTCGATAAGCAATCCATTGGATAATCTACCAGCATTTATTGCCGGGCTCGAAGCGGCGCTTCGAGCCGGACATACCCTACACCCAAACCTGGTTAGACTATTGACTGATCTTAGGGATATGGTGTCGCACACTCCTTGAGACTTGATGAAGGCTACATAAAAATGAAATTACAAGAAGTCAACATAACAAAACAACAAAAGCTTTATGAAGGCTTGATTTACAGTAGGCAGATTCTTGCTGAATCTGTTAATGGTTTAACTGAAGACCAAGCCCAAGTTGTAAACTATATCTACAAGCAATTCACACCATTGATTCATTCAGTACTGACAGAAGCACCGTTGGACAAGGCACAGATTGATAAAATTTTTCAAGGAATTGAAGACCAGGCCGCAGCTTCAGGTAAGAATAGAACACTGCTTGGTAAAAGTGTTGATGTCGCTGGTATGGCTAATAAAGTTATTGACCAATTTGGTAGTTGGTTAAAAGATACAACTCCGATAAAGACATTTGATCAGAAATTTCGAGATCTGAAAGCGTCTATTAGAGACAAGCTTGGTGCGGACAGTAAAATAACACAAGGTGTCGATAAGCTAGGACAATGGGCCAAAGACAATCCAGGTACTACAGCAGCCGTAATTGGTCTACTGACTGTAGTTGCCAGCATTGCTGCTAGTCCGGGCGCTGGTACGGTAGTAGCGTATACACTTAGAAATGCCTTAGAATTAGTCAAAGGGGAAGATCTATCAACCGCAATTGGCCGTGGTCTCAAAACAGCCGCAATTACTTGGCTTGCTGGTGAAGCCTTGAAATTGGTCAAAGAAGGTGTTCTTGCTGTGTGGTCTAAAATTACAGACATCTTTAAGGTTCCACCAATTACCCTAAAACCTATCACTGATCAAATTGGTAATGGAACCTTGAAGGTAGACGTCAATAGAGTATCGATCATTGATGTTGATAAGATGCCAATGTTCAAAACTGACTTTCAAGAGTTAGATAGGTTGAGAGAAGAGGTGTATCAAGCTGCTGGTGTAGATCATTCAACATACACATCAGCACTTACGGGGTTCGTTAAGAAGATAAGCGAAATGACTACCGCTGATTATGCGGCGAAACTGGCCGCTGCCGCGCAACCATCGGTGGCACCAGCTCTAAATACTGCTATATTTGATACGGTGCGCGACGGAATAAACAAAGTTGGTGATGCACTTATAGCACTTGGTCAAGGTACAGCCGCAGGAATCAGTGCCATGCCAGATAAAACTAAACCTGGTGAAACCAAACCTGGTGAAACCAAACCCGGTGAAACCAAACCTGGTGAAACCAAACCCGGTGAAACGAAACCTGGTGAACCCAAACCTGGTGAAACGAAACCTGGTGAAACCAAACCCGGTGAAACCAAACCTGG